CGTGGGCGCTGAGCGAGAGGCTGGGGCTGGAGGTGCTGCAGCTGCCCGGGTCTGGAATGTTGCAGCTGCATGGGGTGGTGGTGTCACAGCCGCGGCTGCTGTGGGGCGATGCGCAGGTGTGGACGTGGATCGACGCCTCGCCGGGGCAGAACATCGTGTCGGCGGTGAAGGCGACACCCGGGACGATGGTGCTCATGCCCTGGCAGGATGCACCTACCTCTCGCCGGCCGTTCGTGCCGGGGTTTGATGATTGAAGTGTCGAGCATCCGCTATGGCTGCCAGTGGGGGCCGGATGGTCATGTGAGGGGCTGGCCGATGCGGATCGAGTTCGGTGCGGTGGGCCCTGAGGTGACGGTGGACGACATGCTGGAAGGCCGCGGCCATTCGGTGATTCTGATCGACCAGCTGGTGGCCCTGGTGCGCGGGATGACTGGACTGGACACGCCGATCGAGCTGGTGCGGCCAGCGCCTGCAGGCCTGGCGGTGAAGCTGGTCAGCGCTGGGTTCTACGTCGCATTGTGCTGATCACCGTTGCTGAGTTTGCGGCCCAGCGTGGGGTAAGCCCGCAGGCGGTGCGGAAGGCGATCAAGAGCGGGCGGCTGAAGCGTGCGGTGGAGCGCAAGGGTCCGCGGAACTATGTGATCGACCCTGAGATTGCGGAGCTGGAGTGGGACCGAAACACCGAGCCGCAGTATCAGCGGACGGCGGAGCAGATCAACACAGGAAAGGCCAGGGCGCGTGGAGAGGACGTGCCGGATGCGCCGCTGCCGCCACCGCCTGGGAACAAGGGCGGGGCCGGGACCTATGCGTCAGCGAAGGCGGCGGCCGAGGGTTACAAGGCGATGCTGCTCAAGCTCGATTACGAGGAGCGGAGCGGCAAGCTGCTGGAGAAGGCGGCGGTGGAGCGCGGGTTCGCTGCGGCCGGGATGCAGGTGCGTGATGCGGTGATGCGCACCAGCCAGCAGATGGTGGGCGAGATTGCGACGACGGTGGGCGGGCTGACCCAGGAGCAGCGAGCAGCGGTGATGCAGGTGATTGACCGGCATCATGTAAGGGCCCTGGAGGAGTTGGTGCGTGCCGCTGGCGTCGATTGAGGAATCGCTGGGCGCGTTCTGGCGTGGAATGCGCCCGGACCCGCTGCTGACGGTGAGCGAGTGGGCGGATCAGCGGCGGGTGTTGAGCAGCAAGGCGAGCAGCGAGCACGGGCCGTGGCGAACGGCGCGGACGCCGTACCTGCGGAAGCCGATGGATGACCTGTCGGCGACGAGCACGGTGCAGGAGGTGGTGCTGGTGTTCGGCGCGCAGATGGGGAAGAGCGAGATGCTGAACAACTGGATGGGCTACGTGATGGACATCCAGCCCGGGCCGGCGCTGTTCGTGCAGCCGACGATCGACATGGCGAAGCGGTACTCGAAGATGAGGATCGCGCCGATGATCGAGGCGACGCCGAGCCTGGGGGAGAAGGTGAAGGCGCCGCGTGAGCGGGACTCGGGCAACACCCAGCTGATGAAGGAGTTCGCCGGCGGGTTCCTGATCCTGGGTGGCGCGAACGCTGCGAGTGGATTGGCGTCGATGCCGATCCGGTTCCTGGGCGGCGATGAGATCGACCGGTGGCCAGCGGACGTGGACGAGGAAGGGAGCCCGCTGGCGATCGTGAGCGCGCGGACGCGGACCTTCGGCGTGCGGAAGAAGCAGGCGTGGACGTCGACGCCGACGTTGGCGGGGCGGAGTGCGGTCTGGGGGAAGTGGGAGCAGAGCAACCAGCAGCGGCTGCTGGTGCCCTGTCCGCACTGCGGGCACCGGCAGATGATCGAGTGGGATCGGATCCGTTACGACCCGAAGGACCCGGGCCTGCCGAACACGCTGCGGCAGCCGCCGGTGCTGATCTGCGAGGAGTGCGGCGAGGGGATCAGCGAGGACGCGAAGGCCTGGTGGTACGACCCGGATGTGTTCGACGACGAGTGGTGGGAGCCGCTGTTCCCGGAGCGTGAGATGCAGGGGTACCACTGCTCAGCGCTCTACAGCCCGCTGGGTTGGTTCAGCTGGACTGAAGCGGCGGTGGGCTACGAGAAGGCGAAGGACAACCCGGCGGAGCTGAAGCCCTGGACCAACACCGTGCTGGCGGAATGCTGGAACGACGACGGCGAAGCGCCGGATTGGGAGGCGCTTTACAACCGCCGGGAGCTCTATGAACTGGGCACGGTGCCGGACGGGGTGGTGTTCATCACCTGCGGAGCGGACGTGCAGATGGATCGCATCGAGCTGGAGGTGGTGGGCTGGGGTCCTGGGATGGAGAGCTGGAGCCTGGACTACCAGGTGCTGGCTGGCGACACGGCACAGCCGGCGGTGTGGCGTGAGCTGTCGCGGTTCATCCGCTCCGAGTTCGGCCGCGGCGATGGCCAGCGGCTGCCGATCCGGATGACGGCAATCGACTCTGGCTTCAGGAGCCAGGAGGTCTACCGCTGGGTGAGGAGCCAGGCCGGCAACCGGGTGATCGCCATCAAGGGTGGGCCGGACTCTCAGACGTCGATCATCGGCACGCCGGGCCGGGTGGAGGTGCTGCGCAATGGCCGGGCCCTGCGCGGTGGCGTGAAGGTGTGGCCGGTGGGGGTGAGCACGGCGAAGAGCGAGCTCTACGGCTGGTTGCGGCGGGGCCTGCCGGAGGAGGGCGAGGGCCTGCCCCATGGATGGTGCCACTTCCCGCAGCACGGTGAGGAATGGTTCCGGCAGCTGTGCGCGGAGCGGCTGACGAACACGATCGACCGGCGGGGCTACAACCGGTTCGAGTGGATCAAGACCCGGCCGCGAAACGAGGCGCTGGACTGCCGGGTCTATGCGAGGGCCGCGGCGGCCCTGGTGGGCGCCGATCGGTGGAGCGACGCGCGATGGGCGGAGGAACGCGGGGGGGTGCCACTGCCGACGCAGGAGCAGCCACCGGCGGCGGCAACGCGGGACGATGAGCCGGCGGAGGATGATGATGGCGGCTCATCGTTCTGGGACCGATAGCATGAAGCGACGGCGAGGGCCTCGATGAGCACCAGCACCAGCACCTTCACGCAGGCGCACCTGGCGGCGATCGAGGAGGCGATCGCGGGCGGTTATCTGAAAGTGAGGTACGACGACAAGGAGGTCACGTATCAGAGCATCGATCAGATGGTGAAGGCGCGGGCGATGATTCAAGCCAGCCTGGCGGCCACGGCATCACCGGTGGTGCGGATCGACTACCCGACGTTCGTGCGCGACTACGAATGAACCCGTTCGAGCAGCTGCTGGCGACGATCGCCCCGCGGGTGGCGCTGCGGCGCGAGGCGGCTCGCCTCCAGCTGGAGGAGATGCGGAAGTATTCGGCGGCGGGCCGTGGCCGGCGCACCGATGGCTGGATGGTGCAGCGGGCGTCGGCGGATGCCGCCAGCGCGTTGGGGTTTGGGGAGATGCGCGACCGCGCACGGGACCTGATGCGCAACAACCCGTGGGCCAGGCGGATCGTGCAGGTGTGGAGCGACAACCTGATCGGCGAGGGGTGGTCGTTCAAGGCGAAGGACGCCCGGCGCAACGGCCGCCGGGGGAAGGATGTGACCCGGCTGATGCAGGAGTGGATGAAGGATCCGGTCCAATGTGACTACTACGGCAAGGCGAATTTCGATGGCCTGGTCAAGCAGGTGGTTCAGGCATGGAAGGGCAGCGGCGAGGTGCTGATCCGTTGGCGCACGCCAAGCAGCGCGATGATGCGTCGGCTGGGCCTGCGGGTGCCGCTGCAGCTGCAGGTGATGGAGGCGGACTGGATCGACGAGGCGAACGACACCCCAGGCGGTGAAAACGGGGGCTACACCAAGCGCGGCATCGTCTACGACGCGGAGGACAAGCCGGTCGACTACTGGCTCTACAACTATCACCCTGGCGAGAGCGCACACCGGGTGGTGTCGGTGGTGAGCAACCGGGTGCCGGCCGAGCAGATCATTCATCTATTCACGCCAGAGCGGCCCGGGATGACGCGGGGTGTGTCGTGCCTGGCGCCGGTGATGATCCGGCTGCGGGACGTGCAGGACCTGATGGATGCGCGGCTGCTGAAAGAGAAGGTTGCGGCGTGCCTAGCTGCGGCCGTGGTCGACCTGGATGGTGTTGGCGATCAGAAGAGCAGCATTGGCTCCAAGATCGAGCCGGGTGGCATCGTGCGGCTCGGCCCGGGCCAGGACATCC